TAGGCTACTCGTCGGCAGTTTCGGCGTCTGGCGCGGATCCGACCAGGGCGCGATCAAGCTCGAGATTCGCGGCAGCAAATCCCAACTCTCTGAGGAGCAGCGCGAAGCCCTGCGCGCGCGCATGCGCGAAGATCGACGCCGCGCTGCGGAAGCACGCGCCGTCGAAGCACGCAAAGCATCGCAACGCGCGACCGCGGCTTGGGCGCATTGCTCGCCCGATGGCGAATCGGAATATCTCGCGCGCAAGGGCGTCGGCGCGCATGGCGTGCGCTTCTCGAAGTCGGGCACGCTGATCATTCCGATGCTCGATACCGCCGGCCTGCTTCATGGCTTGCAGGTCATTCGCTCGCGCAAAGGCGCGAAGGCTGAGCATCGTCCGGAGAAAGAATTCTGGCCCGAGGGCCTGGCCAAGAAAGGCCACTTCCATTTGATCGGCGGTACACCGACGTGGATCGTGCTCATCGCCGAAGGCTATGCCACCGGCGCATCACTGCATGAGGCAACCGGTCTTCCTGTCGCGATCGCATTCGATGCCAACAATCTCGCGCCAGTCGCCCAGGCGCTTGCGTCGCGATATCGCGGCGTGCGTATCCTCACCTGTGCCGACGACGATATCTTCGCCACGCACAAAGGGCCCGATGCGTGCGGTGGCCGCATCGTCTTGCCGGAGAACGACACGACGTGTCCGCACTGCGGCAAAGATCATGGGCGTATCAACGCCGGCGTCAGCTGCGCGAGCACCGCTTCGGTCGTGGTCAATGGCGCATTCGCCGTGCCGCGGTTCGCGAATGAAGCCGCGCGGCGTGCCAAGTTCGTCGATCGTGGCATCAAGCTCACCGACTACAACGACGTGCACGCGCTGGAGGGTCTGCATGTCGTGCGCACGCAGATCGAAGGCCGGCTCTCGGAATTGAAGTGGTCCCCGAAAACGGCGGCGCTCATTTCAACAAGCGGGGAGGGGGCGCAGTCGTTGACGCCGATCGCCGGCATCGATGAGCTGCTTAACCGGTACGCCCTGGTGTATGGGCAGTCAGGCACTGTATTCGATCGCCGCGAGCATTGCCTGCTGTCGATCAGCGACATGCGCGACGCTTGCCTCACACGTTATCTGCATCGCGCGTGGGCTGAGCATCCCGCGCGCGCGATCGTGCGCATGGACGAAGTCGGTTTCGATCCCGGCAGTCGGGATCCCAACATCACCTGCAACCTATGGGGCGGCTGGCCGACCAAGGCATCGCGTGAGGGCAAGTGCGACAAATTGCTCGAGCTGCTGCGCTACATGTGCAGTCGCGACGAAAAGAGCGAGCAGCTGTTCCAATGGGTCATTCGCTGGCTCGCGTTCCCGCTCAAGGTGCCAGGCGCGAAGATGAAGACCACGCTTGTGGTGCACGGTCCGCAGGGTACAGGCAAAAATCTGATCTTCGAAGTCATCATGTCGCTCTACGGCAAATATGGCCGCATGATCGACCAGTCCGCGATCGAGGACCGGTTCAACGATTGGGCCTCGCGCAAGCTCTTCCTGATCGCCGACGAAGTCGTCGCACGCGCCGAGCTATACCATATCAAGAACAAGCTCAAGGCCTTCATCACCGGCGACTGGATTCGCATCAACCCGAAGAACATGGCCGCCTACGACGAGCGGAACCATGTCAACCTCGTATTCCTCTCCAACGAAACAATGCCGGTCGTGCTAGATGAGGACGATCGCCGCCATGCAGTCATCTATACACCGCCGCCCAAGCCGGCAGAATTCTATGAGGAGGTCAACGCCGAGCTGCTCGACGGCGGCGCAGCGGCGCTGCATCAGTATTTGCTCGAGCTCGATCTCGACGGCTTCGATGAGCACACCAAGCCGCCGCTCAACTCGGCCAAGCTCGAGTTGATCGAACAGAGCCGCGACAACATCAGCCGCTTTTTCTTCGATCTTGCCGACGGCGATATTCCCGGCATCGATGCGATGCCGGCCTTCAGCGACGACGTCTATCTCTGTTATCAGAACTGGTGCAGGAAGACAGGCAGTCGAGCGGCGCCGCAAAACAAGATGGTCACCACGCTCATGCGCAAGCACATGGTCGAGCGTGTGCGTGAGCGATACCACGACCGCTACGGCAGCGAGAGAAAACCTCGAACGTTTCTCTTGCTCGGCAGCATTGCGAAAACCGAATGCCCGCCTGGCAAGAGTCGCAAGACCTGGCTCGGCGAGTCGGCGGCGTCGTTCCGCAAGCAATTCGAAGACAACACGGAGGCCGTCGCATGACGTTCTGTCGAAGCTGTCGAGGGTGCTGTTCAGGGCTATGTCGAGGGCAAAAATGGCGTCAGCATTGGGCTGTCGAGGGTGTCGAGGGGTTTGCGCATACTCGCTCATGCGCGCGCGCCCGCGCGTACATACAAAATCTCTTTGCTCTCCCGCGTAAAGACATACGCGCACCTTCGACACCCTCGACAGGCCTACTAGCGCGTGTGTTTTTGCCTCGACAAGTGCCTCGACAGCACCTTCGACACACTCGTTTACGCGCGCGCGCAGGTGGTCTCTCCTCATTTTTGTTTAAAAAAACGAAGGGGGAGTGCAGTGCTGTCCTATCCTGAAACCGCTACCTTCCGCGAATTTGCGGATATTGCCCGGTTCAAGCCTGGCTACATCACCAAGCTCAAGGCGGACGGTCGCCTCGTACTCACCGAAGACGGCAAGCGCGTGCGCGTCGCCGAATCTCTGCAGCGCATCCAGGATACGAAAGACCCTTCGAAGATCGGCGTCGCACTTCGCCATGCCGCGGCGCGCGCCGGCCAGTCCCCTGAAGGTGCCCCGCTAGCCGGCGACGCTGACGCACCCGCCGAAGCCGACGACATGGCCAAGCCAACGCCCGGGTATCAGCACTGGCGAGAGCGCAGCGAGCGCGCCAAGGCGCTACAGGCAGAACGCGAAAATGAGATTGCCGACGGCAAGCTGCTCGTCGCCGTCGACGTCGCCCATGCAGTCAGCGCCGGCGTCATCACGCTGCGCACGCGATTGGAATCGCTGCCAGACATGCTGGCACCGCAGCTGGTCACCATCAACGACGAAGCAAAAGCACGCGCCCTGCTTGCGGGCGAGATCGAACACGCACTACACGAGCTCGAGCGGCAGTTCAGTGCGATCGCAAAGGAGGCAGCATGATCCGCAACGGCGTAAAAAATCTAGCGCTCATCATTCTCTGCTTATTCTTCGGCATCCACCTTGACCACAGCCGGCCTGGGCCGCTGCACACTATCTATTGCACGCTGTTCGACTGCGGCGTGACGGGGAAATTGAAGCCATGAGCGCAACCTGGAGCGACGAATATCTGCAGCAGATAGATGACTGCGAACGTCGCGAGTCGCGACTCACTGATTGGGAGCGGAACTTCCTCGATTCATTGCGACGGCAGATTGAAGCCGGTCGAGCGCCGACGATCAAGCAGATCGAGACCTTGGACAAGACATGGGAGCGCGCTACGGCGCGTGGCTGAGCATGGAACTGAATCCGAATCATTCCACAACGCAAGCCGTGCGCGAGCACTGGCACAAGCTTGCCGCGATTCTTATGGCTAAGCTCGGCCTCGACCATGTCGTGATCACATTGGCCGATTTGGAGCGCATACCAAGCAATCATTTCATCGTCGTGCAGGAGCTTAGCGACGGTCTGCATTTGCGGTTTGTCGATGAAAAGACGGCGCATAAGTTGGCACGCGATCATGGAGGCTTGCTGACGTGAAGCCAATATTTCGCTGGATCAAAGATCATTGGCAGCAACGCGAGCCGTGCGTTTGCCTGACTGATGGCTCACCCGTTCCGGAAGATCGCTCGCATACTGCGAATCGCGGCGATGGGCAGCAACGCGGGTACGTCGTGCTTTGCGAATCGGAGCGCCGGCAAGGATTTGTCAGGCCAGTTCGGCATGCATATGTGCACTCGACGTGCGGCACCCGGACAACGATGGGGCAGGCGTTGGCTGAGACTTATGCGCGCAACCCTTATTTCTACAGCGGCACATTTTGCTGCTGTTGTCATGCGCATTTTCC